ATAACAATCAGAAAAATAAGGATCCTTAGTATAGCTATAAACTAAATCTGCAACATCTACATATTCTAATTTAATACCTTCTGATTTAACAAATCTATGTTTAACAGCTCCAACTCCAGCAATAACTAAATCTTTAGTAAACCTTTTTTTAGTTGTTAAGTTGAATTTATTTTCATTGAATACAGTTTGTATTGCCAACTGATTAGATAGTTCAATAGATGGCTTATAATTAAGCTGCATATGGATGTCTAATTCATCGTTTGTTTCTGGAAGATCATTTGGATTGCTTTCAAAAACATCTACATTTAATTCGTTTTTAGCCTTTAATAAAAAGTCCTTAGTAATCATATCTCTTTCTATTTTTTGACGATATGATATTCTATTCTTAGTAGATACCGGATCAACAGAAAATGCTCTAATGCTATACTCTTTTTCAGTAAGTCCGTTAGAAACAATATCAACATACTTTGGAATAATTGGAACAGGAGTAAAGTTAAGATTAGTATAAGACATATCTCCGTTTAGCTTAATAGCTTCCTTGTATTTTGATATATCTTGAATACCTTGAGCATATGCTCTTCTTCTAACTACCTCAGCTCTCTCTGAATAGAACTTAGAAGTGCCTCCATTATCTTTTTTGAACCATTGATAAGAAATTGCTTTACCAACTTTTAATCCCCACTCTGCTTTTATTTTATCAGAAAAGGCATCATTCTGTCTTGGTAATCCTGCATTAGTAATAATAACAGATGTTTCTTTTGTGTCTTTCATTTATGCGTATTTATGTATATTTATAATTATAGGTTTTGATTCTATTTTTGGTCTATATGCATTCTTATTAATTGCCATAAGAGCAAGTCCAGAACTGATACCTAAGTCATATTTTCTTCTATCTCTAATATCAAACTCTAACCAGTCTTGTAATGTTTTATTAAAAGACATACTGCCAAAATCTCCATCTTCATTAATTATCCCAACGTGCTTATTTATATAACTTTCAATAGCAGAAGAGTGCATTTGAATAACGTCTTCTGATGAGTTTGGAATACCTCCAATTTCTCTTTCAGTTACAGATAATCTATTGGCTGCTTTATCAAATCTTGTAATTGCAAAGTTACGATAACCTCTGTTCTTAAAATGGTATAGTAATCGAGGTTTATTATTCTCAACCAAAATCGGCATACCATAGAAAACACAAGCCATTAGAACATCTTCAAAGAATATTTCTGATGTTTGAGTTCTAGAAATGTACTCTAAAAAAAAGGAGTTTGATGGTGCATTGCTCAAAGTAAATCCAGTTACACCACTTAAAGCTCCCTTAGAACCTCCAGAATTATCATTGTCTTTTAACGACTTTTTAGCTCTTCCATCTACTACTCCAGAAATATCATATGGATCACATCCGAAAGCTCCAATGTCTTCATTTAAAGGAGCAAAAGAATATCCATTCCAACCTGCTTTCATCTCTCTTAAATTACGCATAGACTCTTCAGGTATCCAATTGACTAAAAACTTTCCTTTAGGATTAGGATTCCAAACCACTTTGGTGTCTGGTATTCCATCTTGCCATGAAAAGTTTCCTCTTACTAAAGTTTTATCTATATCATTATTTAAGTTAAAAGATATCTGTTCATTTATTTTTTCTACGTTAAACAAAGCATTGTCTAATTCATCTCTAAACGCTTCATCTATTGTCATTGGAAACGCTCTTAACTCATCGTTGTAAGCTATATCACTTTCTTTTCTTTTTGAAGATCTTTGAGCTTCTAAGTATTTTATAGAACCCATTGTCTTCTTAACTCCTTCTACATTTATAAAACTTTCTCCGTGCTGCAAATCTGTATGACACACTCCATACTTATCAGTAAACTCTGCCATGTTTTTGTGAGCAGGTAAGAAAAAAGAATATAGTCCGCTAGGAGTTCTATTCGTTACACCATCTCTTTTTGAGATTAATGATTGATAATACAAAGAACGAAATTCAAATCCTCCATCTTTCATTGCAGCAACTGTAGAACCTACAAATGCTTTTCCAACTATCTTACCTCCTTCATCCATTGTTGGAGATACTTGCCCCCAATGGTTTAAGAAACTTCTTCCTTTAGTCCATTTAGATGCCTCATCCGCTAAGTACCTAAACATTTTTTGACCATCATATGAACCTTCATTTGTAGGTTGAAAGTCTATTTTAGTATTTAAATAATCATCAGTATGCGTATCTCTTTTCTTCTTAGCCTCTTTAGACATATTAGAAGGCTTTGCAAATTCTAAAAATACTTTAGAATCTTCTTTTCCTCTAACTACTGGTCTAAAAAAGAACGGTAAGTTTAAGTATGCATAACTAAATTTAGCAAATGCTTTTTTCGCATCTTCATCAGATTTAGACGTAATACCAAAATTAGCATTATTGTTAGATGTAGCTTCATCAAGCATTCTACAAATCTTTTCATATGTGTATCCTGTACGTCTTGATTTAACAAAAAATTGACCAATACATCTGTTGTCTATAAGACAGGCTTCAGTATGATAAAACATTTCAAGTTGAGCAAATCTAAAGTCCATGTATCCACCGCTATCTTCCATCTTACACCATTGCAATGCAAAGTAGTGTGCGCCAGTCAGATACACAGGCTCTCCGTTATTCATAAACCAAATACCCTCTCTTCTTCTTCTAAATTCTTCTAATATATATTCAGTATATGCATCAACGCTATCTACACTAACTCCAACTGGAATAGGAGTTCTTCTCCAATACTGCTCTGCTTTTTTATTCTTACTAAATAAAATATCCTTTTTGTTTTTAGGAACTTCTGGAAGTATTATGTTTAATCCATCTAATATTATTAATTGCCCTCTTGTTCCTTTAGGATCTATTAATATAGAATCAGTTTTTTCATCATGCCAATTTTTATTAAAACTTCAAAATGTTGTTGTGGGAGTTGGACAAACTCCAACTATTTCTAGCAATTTCATTAGCCTTACAAGTGCTTTATCTGGAACTTTAAATTATCTTCCTAAATTTACTCCTAATGGAAGTACATTAGGAAATAGTTCAGTTTATGATAATGGAGTAAGTGTTTCTATTGGAACTGCAAGTCCATCAGCTTCTTCTTTATTGCAACTTGACTCTACAAATAAAGGACTTCTTCAGCCAAGAATGACTACAGTTCAAAGAGATGCTATTACATCTCCAGCTGAAGGACTAAGAATATATAATACAACTACAAAAAAAGAAAACTTTTACAATGGCACTTCTTGGATTGAATTACAAGAAAACATAGTAAATGGAACTTTAAATAAAGTAGCAAAGTTTACACCAAACGGAACAGCTGTAGGAGATAGTAGTATTACAGACACAGGTTCTTTAGTTACTATCTCAAGTAATATTAATATAAATGGAACTACTAATGTAACAGGCACAACCAATTTAACTGGTCCTACTAATATAGTTGGTGCTACCGATATAACAGGAGCAACTGAAATAACAGGAGCAACTACAGTAATTGGCACTACCGACATAACTGGAGTAACAACAATTAAATCTCCTGTTTCTTCTCCTACTAATGCTGCTTTTACATTATTAGATAGTGCAAGTGGTGCAGATCCTTTTGAAATAAGACCTAGTTTAGCATCTAAAAGAAACACTTTTATTGGAACAAATGCTGGAAAAAATACTACAGCATCAGCTGTAAATGATACTATTGTAGGAAGTCTTGCAGGCGCACTTCTTTCAACTGGAACTAATAATACTTTTTTAGGTTATATTACTGGAGCAGCTATTACTACTCAAGTTTATAATACTTTTGTTGGTAGCGGTGCTGGATTTAATGCTACTTCTTCATACAATACTTTTTTAGGCGCACAAAGTGGTTATAGTAACACTAGCGGAGAAAGAAATATTTTTATAGGATATAATACTGGAAATCAAAATGAAGTTGGAAGTTATAATACTCTTGTAGGATTTAGTGCTTGTCCAAGTATAGGAGACTCTGGTGTATCTGCTGATTATAATACTTCTT